ATGTAGCCGGTGGCCGTGTCGACCGCCTGCGCCAGCGGCTCCGCAAAGCCGACGACCATCATCCGGCCTGCGCCCTCGGTCGTCGCCTTAAAGGTGTCCATGGCGTCGCTGACCGTGTTGAGCTTGTCCAGGGCGGTCTGATCGAGGATCAGCCCGGCCGCTTCGGCCTTGTCGCCCAGCTCCTGCAGCGCTTCCGCGCCGCCCATGATCAACGGGTTGAGGTCCTGGGCGGACTTGCCGAAGACCTTCATGGCGATGAGGTCGCGCTTCTGCGCGTCCTCGACGCCGCCCAGGGCCTTGATCGTCTCGTTGAAGACCTCATTGCGGTCCCGGAGGCTGCCGTCCTGGTTGGTGATCTCCACGCCCAGCTGCTTAAAAGCCTCATAGGCGTCGCCGGAGCCCTTGCTGGCGGTCTCCATGTTGCGGGTCATCTTGGTCATGGATCCGGTCAGCGTGTCCAGCGAGACGTCGATCTGCTCGCTGGCGAACTGGAAGCGCTGGATCTCCGTGGTGCTCAGGCCGGTGGTCTTGCTGAGGGTGTTGATCTCGTCGGCGGCATAGGCCGCGTCAACGGTCAGCTTGGCCACCGTCCCGACGGCTGCCGCCGTTGCGGCGCCCAGAGCGGCGATGCTGGCAGCGGCGACCTTCGCGCCGCCCTCGAGGGCCTTGAGCACGCCCGCGAACTTGTCGCCGGAGGAGCTGGCCTCCTTCATGGCCGCATCGTTTTTGCGGATGGCGGACTCGTTTTTGGCCAGCTCGGTCTCGGTCTTGATGATCGAGCGCTCAAGGTCTGCGTAGCTCTTGTCCGCCGGGCCGAGGCCCGCGTCCTTGAGCTGCTGCAGGCGCGCCTGCTGCTCGGCGAGTTTGCTGTTGAGCGCGTCATTTTGTTTCTGGAGGACGTCGCCCTTTTTGGTGAGCGCCTCCATCGATTTGGCGTTGTCGTCATACTGGGCCGTGACGAGCTTCATCTCGGCCCCCATCGTCTTGAGGGAGCTGTCGATCTGGGCGATCGACGCCCGGAACTCGCGCTCGCCCTGTACGCCGATCCGCGGCCCGATGTCAGTGGGCATTACCTCACCACCTTATAGGTCAAAGACGTCGATTGACGCCTGTCTCTGCTTATACTCATGCTCCTCGATCAGCCAGGCGTCGATCTGGTCGTACACCTTGCCGATGGGGAGGTACGCAGCCTCGCGCCGGGTGAGCCCGGCGCGGGCCGCATGCAAATAGACCCACGCCAGACTTGCGGGCCCGGCGCGGGTCACTCGTTTTTTGGTGTCGCCTCGATCTCGCGCTCACTGTCGGCGCGGATCGTCTCAAAGATGGCCGTGATGGCCTTGGGGTCGGTGACGTCGATCAGATCGCCCGGCCTGCAGCGGATCTCGGGCGGCATCTCGACGCCCATCTCCTTGCAGTAGCGCCTCCCCGCCCGGAGCAGGATGCTCAGGACGGTATCGATCGCCTTGATCTTGCGCAGGGTGTCGCCGCTGATGACGGCGTCCTGCATGGACTCCAGGGAGCCAAAGGCGTCGATGATCTCCTCGGTCGCCGACAGGCTAAAGCAGAGCGGGTGCAGCTCGCCGGGCTTGAGCTCAATGTGCTGTAGCTTCATCTCGCCCGCTCCTTAGGATGCCGCGAAGACGCTCTCAATGTAGGCGATGGCCGCCTCCTGCGTCTCAAAAGTAAAGCTCCGCTTCCACGGGATCGTGCCCGTGGTCGCCGCGCCGTAGACCGCGCCGGTGAGCTCCGGCGTCTGCCAGTCGACGCTCTCGCCGAGGGTGTTGTAGTTGTCGGTGGGCGCGTCAAAGGTGACGGCCCCGAAGATCACGGCCTCGTGGTAGGTGCGGACGTTGTCCTCCTGGCGCCAGCGGATAAACGCGACGCCCACGATGTTGGGTGCCTCGCTTCCGGTGTAGGACACGCCGGTGCCGGTGGCGGCGTCCGCGCCGCTGCCGACGGTGACATCGCTCTTGGTCAGGCCGTAGAGGTCGACCGCGGCGTCGAGATCCAGACGGTCCAGCGTCAGGCTCAGCTCGCCGGTGCTCGCGCCCACGCCGTCGCGCTCCGCGATGCCGTTGTTGGCGTACAGAGGATTGCCGTCCCGCTCGCCGGGGGTGAAGGTGGCCGAGATGGCCTTGCCCATCTGCTTGGCGCCGCCGGTGTAGCCGGTGACGACGCCGTTGGTCACGGTTGCCTTGGCGTAATAGACGCCATACATGCCGATGCCAGCCATGTATTGATCACTCCTTATCCATGTACTCTTTGATTTTCTCATCCAGGCGCTGAGCGATCAGCTGCTCGGCCTGTTTCTTGACCCGGTTGACCGCCGGGCGGATAAATGGAGCCGCTCTGCGGCCCTTGCTGGTGCCGTGCTCCAGCACGCGCGCCTTGAGGGCGTTGGCCACTCCCTTGTCGTCAGTGCCGGACCAGCCGACCTTGACGTTGATATAACCCTTATCGTTGCGAAACGGCGAGACCGTCAGGCTGGACTGCAGCGCACCCGTGTCTCTGGGCGTCGACTTGCGGATCTCGTCGGCCACCAGTCCGGCTCCGTCATAGACCGCGTACTTGATGATGCCCTCGGCGTTGGCACCAAGAGACCACAATTTGGAGATGTACTCATCGAGCCCCTCCATCTTGATGTTGGCCAAGGTCAGATCACCTCCGCGATCCACTCGTAGTGGATGTAGCCGGTGTCCTCCTCAAAGTCGAGGTAGTCCAGCGACCAGGCGCAGGGGATGCCGTCCAGCGCCGCTTCGATGGCTTCCCGCGGCGCTGGGGAATCGTCGCGGGTGAAGTAGTGGATGCTGTAGCGCGTCGCGCGCAGGTTGCTCCGGTCGTCGGCGCGGAGGATGTTGGCGCCCTCCTCGCCCCAGGTCCCAAAGTCGCCCTCCGGCGCGTGGCTCCAGGCGTAGTGCGCCCAGGCGTAGCCGGTCGCCCTCAGGGCGGTCTCCAGCTTATCCATGGACGTCACCCCGATCCACCGTCGCCGCCTCGACGGTCAGCTCGATGGCCGTGCCGTCGACATAGGTGCGCGTGATGCGGTAGAGGCTGCCGCCGTACTCGCAGATCTTCTCGCCGCCGTAATCGTGCCAGTCGGCGAGGCGGAAGACGTACACGGGCGTCATGCCCTGCTCGCGCGCGCGGTACCACTCATTGCGGGTCACGCTGTTGACCTGGCAAAAGACCATCCGGCGCTGCGGCTCGTAGGCCTCAAAGACGCCGTGCGCGGCCGGATCCTCGCCGATCAGATACAGGACGTCGTCTCGGATCACTGGCCAGCACCCGCCTTTTGCGCAAACAGCCTGTTATTGATGGCGTAGCGCAGCATCCGGGGCATGCCCTCGCCGCTGTCGCGGCGGCGCCACATCCAGGCGGCGTACATGATCGTCAGGGTGTCGTCGTCCACGGAGGACTGCAGCGTGATGCCCTCGCGGGTCATCTGCGCCTGCGCGGCCTCCAGGTAGGCCGTCAGCCGCGTGTCGTAGACCGTGGCCGTGATGCCCAGGTCGATCTTGAGCGCCGTCAGCAGCTCGGCTGCGTTAGTCATTGCGTGTCCCTCCTCGATAGTGTGATAGGGCGGCGGGCCTCAGCTCGCCGCCCGTTGGTCTTGATCTTAAGCGGAGACCGTCACGGTGCAGCTGGCCGTGTAGCCGTTGCAGGTGGCGGTGATGACGGAGCTACCGGTGGCGACGCCGGTGACCACGCCGTTGGAGTCAACGGTGGCCTTGGCGGAGGTGCCGGAGGACCAGGTCACGGTGCCCTTGGCGCCTGCAGGCATCAGGACAGCGCTCAGCTGGACCTTGCCGCCGACGGCCACCGTGGCGGTGGAGGTGTTGAGCATGATGCCCGCGGGCTCGTTGGCGGTGTCGGGCGCAAAGGTCATGTCAGCGCCGGGCGTGGTGCCATCGATGCCGATGGCCGCAAAGCCCTCGGCGATCACGGGCAGGCCGTCATAACGGGCCGTGCCCTTGAAGACGGTCTGGTCCGCGATAAAGCGGACATGCTCGCTCTGCGCGAAGCGCATGCCCGCACGCTCGGCCAGCAGGTACAGGTCAAAGTAGCCGTAGATGATGACGTTGTCGGGGACAAAGTCCAGCACCTCGATCACGCCGCCAATGACGGGCATGGTGCCGTTGACGCCGGAGACGATGGCGCCGCCCGCGTCGATGCTCATGGCGTTGGCGATCACCTTGGTGTAGGTGGTCTCGTTCATGATCCACACTTTTTCGCCGCGGCTGTACTTGCCCTTGGCAGCGCCGGCGGCCAGCGCCAGCTCGCGGAACAGGGTCAGGCCCTCCAGATCGGCGGACAGGGTCTTGATGTTGCTGGTGTGCAGGTCGGCCCAGGCGCGGGAGGTGGCGGGATAACCGGCGGGCTCGGAGGTCTGAGCCAGACGGGTGACGACGCCCAGAGGCATCCTGGTGCCGGTGCCGTAGAGGATCGCCTTGTCCAGTGCGAGGCCCATGGCCTGACCCAGAGAGGTCAGCAGCTCGGCGGCCAGGTCGATGTCGCTGTCCTCGAGGACGGCGTTGCACATGGCATAGTAGCCGCCGACCTTCCAGCAGCCGACCTCGACGTCGTTAAAAACAAGGTCGAGCTCGTTGAGGTTGGCGCACATCTCGGTCCAGACGGCCTCGGGCACGACGCCCATGACGGCCATGCGGCCCTCACCGGAGATGGCGCGGACGTTGACGTGCTTGTACAGCTTGCTGTACTCCAGGACGTTGGCGCGCAGCAGGCCGAGGAAGACGTCGGGGATCAGCAGGCCGGCGTTGGAGACGGCGCGCTTTTCCTTGATCGCGGTGCGGATCTCGCCGAGGTAGGTCTTGACGTCGTCACGGGCAAAGATGGCCTCGCGCTCCTGGGCGCTCATGCGGCCAAAGATCTTGTCGCGGGTGTTCATGATGGTTTTCTCCTTTCTGGTTTCGTTGCTGCCTTCGGGGGCGGCGGGCGTGTCGGTGCTCTGAGCGGCCTCCTCGGCCTCCAGATCGTTTTCGAGCTCGCCGATCTCGCGCTCCAGCTGGGCCTTGGCCTCCTCGTGGGCGGTCTTCTCGCCGTCAAAGGCATTGACCTCCTCGGTGATGGCGTCGCGCTCCTCCTGGGTCGTGGTCTCGGTGACCTCGTTGATGGCGGCCTCCAGCTCGGCGGCGCGGGTCTCAAAGTCCGCGTCCTTGCGCTGCAGGGCCTCCAGCTCCTTGCGCTTGGCGTCAATCTTCTTGCGCAGCAGCAGGGCTTTCAGTGCCATGTTTCAGCACTCCTTTCGTTTTCGTCTTCCACGCGGCCAGGCTGCGGGCGAGGATGTCGTCGCGCTGCTTGGTTCGAGCGGAAATGTTGGTAGCCTCATAAGCCGGGAACGTGCAGGCCGAGACCTCGTACAGCTCCACGTCCGTGATCGTCCAGTGCACGCTGCCGTCCTCGCGGAAATCGGTTTCCTCGGATCGGATGGCAAAGCCGATGGAGCAGCCGCTCACGTCGCCGCGCCTCACGCGCTCGTAGAGGTTCATCGCGTCGCCGTCTTTCGGATTGATGGCGATGCGGCCCCAGAGCCCGTGCTCATCCTCGCGCAGCTCGAGCGTGTGGGCGGAGGTCCTGCCCAGCACCAGCGTCGTGTCGTGGTTGATCAGAGCGCGGATGTCGGATCCCATCGAGCTCGCAAAAGCGCCGGGCGCGATGCTCTCAGACATGCCGTCATAGATCTCATAATTGCTGTTAAAAACGGCGAAGTAGCCCTCGATCGTGAGCTCCCCGCCGTCGTCCCGCGTGATAAAGTTGGTGTCGACCATCCTGGTCTGTCTGGTGTCTCGATCCATGTTAATCCTCCTCCTGGATCAGCTTTTTCTGAGCCCCGGACATATCGACCGGGATATAATTCTCGAGGACCTTATACTCCTTGAGCCCGGCGGGCGGCATGTGCATGCGGTCTCGCCACTCATCTCCATTGACGTATCCGCGGTCGGCGCCTGCCAGCAGGATGTCGCTGGTGCTCTTGGGGTCGTAGTCCATGAGGCTCCAATAGTTGAGCATGACGTACCACTTGGGGCTGAGGATCAGCCGGGCCGTCATGACCTGCTGGATGTTGAGCGCAATGGCGCGGACCTTTGTCTGCACAAAGCTGTTCCACTCGTCGCGGTTAAAGCTCCCCACGCCCAGCAGGAAGGGCGGCACGCCGAGGACGGCTGCCACCGTGCGCTTGTCCAGCTCCACCGTGTCCTTGATGGCCAGATCGCTCAAAGTCAGAGGCCGGATCTGCTCGACCTGGAATTGATCCGCGGGGATCAGCCAGGGCTCGCCGGTGCGGCTGGGCTTGACGTAGCTGTCGAGGAGCTTCTGCCGCCCCTCCGGCGAGGAGAACTCGTCCGTGAGGGCGTCCACCTTGACGATGATCGAGGGCTTCCACTCGCTCGACATGAAGGCGTTTTCGGTCTTCTGCGCCTGCTTGAGGTTCTGCGCGATGTCTCGGAGCGTCACCGTCACGCCCTGGCCCTTCCAGAGGTAGGTCGGGTCGGGATTGTACACAAAGTGCAGGACGCTCTCCGGATCCCGGGCCTTGCCGTCGATCAGGATGCGGTAGTCGCGGTAGCTGGAGCCCACCGGCTCCAGCCCGACGCGGAAGGCCGCGATCGGCTCGAGGCTCTGCAGGATGCCGCCGTAGGTGTGCGGCACCACGATGGAGTTGCCGCCGCCGTACAGCAGCATATTCATCACGATGGCCTGCATCCAGTGAGAGCGGCTCATGGTGCCGTTGGGCTCGATGTCCAGGGCGCGGCTCAGCTCGTTGATGATCCGGACGTCGCCGTCCTCGGTGTTGCTCATCAGGTAGATGGTCATGCTGCCGATCAGCTCCGCGATGCGCAGGCACCCGGTCTGGATCTCGGGGTTGTCGCTCAGCCGCGTGTACCCCGGGCAGCAGATCTCCGCGTCCTTGAGCCAGATGGCCACCGGGTTGGGCCTCTGGTTCGACGCTGCGTCGCGCGTCTGCGTCTTTCTGCGTTTTCGACTCATTGTTACACTCCCCACCACTTTCTCGCCGCCTCGCGGCGCTTCCCGGCCTCCAGCATGCGGATGCAGGCAAAAACGGAGGCGTCAAACAGATCTATGCGGTGCTCTGGCTGCACCTTGTCGTATTGGATCAGGTCGTCGCTTTTCTCGATGGCTTTGACGTTGGCCACGCAATAC